GAGTAGAGGTCAAGAGGCCTCTACTTTTGCTTTTTATAGGATGATTGAATAATGGCAGTTAAACTTTTTGGATTCACATTTGGCAAGCAAGATATTGTTCAGGTACAATCACCTGAGCAACCATCTTTTGCACTTCCAACGGAAGCATTAGATGATGGCGCTATTACCATCACGCAAAATGCTCACTATGGCACTTACGTTGACTTAGAAGGTTCTGTTCGTAATGAACTAGAACTCATTACTCGTTACCGTGAAATGTCTAATCATCCAGAATTAGACATGGCAATTGATGAGATTGTAAATGAGGCAATCACACACGATTTAGATGGTTCTGTTGTTGATATCGTATTAGATAATCTAAAACAACCAGAAACAATCAAAAAGAAAATTATTGAAGAATTCAAACTGATTCAAAAGATGATGAACTTCAATAATCTTGCCGATGACTTATTCAAGCGTTGGTACATTGATGGTCGTATCTATTACCATGTTGTAGTAGATGAATCAAAACCTAAAGAAGGTATCAAAGAGTTACGCTATGTTGACCCACGCAAGATTCGTAAAGTGCGTGAAGTTCAAAAAGACCGTGACCCAAAGACTGGTGCCAATATCATCAAGTCTATTGCTGAATACTACGTTTACAATGACCGTGGTACTCAAACACAAACATTTACAGCAGGTGTAAATCAAGGCCTGCGTGTTGCACCAGATTCCATTATCAATGAGAATTCTGGTTTGATGGATGCTAAAAACACATTCGTCATTTCTTATCTTCACAAGGCAATCAAACCACTCAATCAATTACGTATGATTGAAGATGCCGTTGTGATTTATCGTTTATCACGAGCACCAGAACGTAGAATATTTTATATTGACGTAGGTAATCTACCGAAGATGAAAGCCGAGCAGTATCTTCGAGATATGATGGTCCGTCATAAGAATCGGCTTGTTTATGACGCATCCACTGGTGAAGTGAGAGATGATAGAAAATTCATGACAATGTTGGAAGATTACTGGCTTCCTCGTCGTGAAGGTGGTAAAGGTACAGAGATTACAACACTACCAGGTGGTGAAAATCTTGGTAAAATGGAAGATGTTGAATACTTCCAAAAGAAACTACTGAATGCTTTGAATGTTCCTATTTCTCGTTTAGACCCACAAAATGGTGGCGTTATTGGTTTAGGTCGGTCAACAGAAGTTACCCGTGATGAAGTAAAGTTCAACAAATTCATCCAAAGACTTCGTAACAAATTCTCTCAAGTATTTGATAACGCTTTAGCAATTCAACTTTCACTCAAAGGTATTGTACCAGAGAAGAATGGGAAGAATTCAAAGAAGATATCTATTATGACTTCAAGAAAGATAATAACTTTACTGAACTCAAAGATGCCGAACTATTGCGTGAAAGACTCAACTCTATCGGTATGATTGACCCATTCATTGGTCGTTATTACTCAGCAAAGTGGGTCAAGAAAAATGTTCTTCGTATGACAGATGAAGAAATTGAAAAAATGGAGAAAGAAATTGAAGAAGAAGGAACAGCAATCGGTCAACCCGTTTCTGGCGATGGCCAAGAAACCGGTGCAGGGCAAACATCAGCAACCGGTGTTCAACCAGAAGATAACACTCAGGAAAGGCTCAGCACGGAGTCGCTAACACCACAATTAGATGCTGAAGTAGAGAAGTCTGCACTAAGTATAAATAGGAAATAATGGAGAAAATTGACATGACAACTGCAACATTTATTGACCAATTAGCAGCAGGACAAGCTGCTGAAGCAAAAGAAACATTGGCAGATTTACTTTCTGCTAAAGCGTTTGAAGCACTAGATGCTAAAAAACAAGATATGGCATCCACATTATTTGGTAGCCAAGAAGAACAACAGACGGAAGAACCTGAAGCTGAATGAAATCGTTAGATAAATTTAGAGTTCTAGTAGAAGAAGAAAAATCAGACTACTCAAAGTTTGATATGTTGGTTCGTGCTGGTTTAGCAGACAAAACTCAACTACAAAGATTACATAAGATTCTTGGTAAGATGGGTGAAGATAAACCAACATTCACTACACAAGAGAGGCAATTGGTTCAAGGTTTATTTACTAAAATGGTAGATTTGATTACCAATAATAAACAAATATTCCAACAATCTCGCCGTGCTGTTAGAGAAGAATCAGAATTGGATGAATCTATTATTGATACATCCGATTATAAGATTGACAGAACAGGTCGTAAATACAAAGCTCACCGCATCAAAATTGGTAATGATTCTGATAAAGTGGGTGAGGATCCTGAACAAGTCAAAGAAGAAATATTACAATTAGATGAAGCAACAGACCCACCTTATGTTTTAGTTTTGAAGCGTAGGGCAATTCGTTTGTATCCTGATGGTACAAAAGTTGCTTTGTATTATAGTGACAGATTAGATAAAGTTTTTTCTGTTCCTTATTCTACAAGTATGCAACCTGTTATTCAGGCAGAAGAAACAATTGTTGAAGATGTTGTAAAACATTTACAAAAAATAAAAGCTGACCACCAAATGGGAACAATCAAACACCAAGATGGTAGTCAAAGTAAAGTAGATGTTCAAACTGCTCATGCTTTATTGAAAGTTCACGGTGCATTGAATGACGATAATAAAAAGAAATTTTCTGATATGATGGGTCGTTCTAATCACCATATGGGCAAAGCAGTTGACTTTGCTTGGAAAAGCATGAAATGAGTTTTGTAGAACTTGTTGCACAAAACAGATTACAAGAAGCGAAAGAACTATTGTTCCATCGCATGAATAAAATTGCTGTTGAAACACTCAAAGAAGAACAAGTGTATTTGACACAAGATACATATATTGAAGAAGAACAACTTGATGAAGCTTCACCTAACGTTGTGAAAATGGGTCGTATCAAAAAGATTCGCCGCCGTATTCGTAGAAACGCAAAAGGTAGAATTATTGTTCAAAAGAATGTTCGTAAATCGGCAATAAAAGGTTATAGAGTTTCAGGTAATCGTGTTGTTAGAATACCTGCAATTCAAAGAATACAGAAAGCAAGAAAATTAAAAAGGTACTGGAAGACAAAGGGTCGTTCAAAGTTACGTAGAACTTTGTTGAAACGCAAAATGTCTATCAGACGCCGCCAATCTATGGGAATACGATAAATGCCGTTAACAAAAGACATAACTAATTCGCTACGTTCTAAGTCAACCATTCGTTTGACAGGAGATGGCACAACTACAATTTCTTTGGCAAACCTTGCTAGTGAAGCTAATGAATCAGTTAGCTCTGCTACAATTGCTGTTGTGATTTCTTCAACAAATGGAACTTGGACAGTCAAGCGTGGTGCTGATGCTGCCGGTGCTGGCGGTTATACAGTATTGCAACTTTGGGGTGAAAATTATTTGCCTCTAACACAAAGCGATATTTCTATTAGTAGCAACTCTACAGCAAATATTGTTTGTACCAATAGTGGTTCAAACGGTACTTTGATTATACAAGTTACTAAAGAAGCTCAATACGCTACACCTTTAACAGGATTGTAATATGAAACTTATTACAGAAACAATTGAAAATGTAAAATACATTACCGAAGCTACAGAAAACGGTAAGAAAAACCTTTACATTACTGGTCCATTCCTAGTCTATGACAGACCAAACAAAAATAATCGTGTATATACGAAAGACACACTTGGTCGTGAAGTCAGTCGTTATAACGAAGAATTTGTAAAAACTAATCGTGCTTTGGGTGAGTTAGGTCATCCAGACACCCCATCTATCAACCTAGAAAGAGTATCTCACAAAATTGTATCTTTAGAAGATAACGGTGAGTGCTTTGTTGGTAAGGCAATGATTCTTGAAACACCTTATGGTCAAATCGTTAAAAACTTTATTGATTCAGGTGTAAATCTTGGTGTATCTTCTCGTGGCATGGGTTCACTCCAGTCAACAAAAGAAGGATACAACTTGGTACAGGATGATTTTCGTTTGGCAACTGCCGCTGATATCGTTGCGGACCCATCTGCTCCAGGTGCGTTTGTAAATGGTATTATGGAAAACAAAGAATGGATTTTCGTAGAAGGTCGCTTCGTAGAGATGGATATTGACCATGCGAAAAAACAAATTAAACAAGCATCACGCAAAGATATTGAACGGGTTGCTCTAAACCTGTTTGAAAACTTTTTACGAAAACTATAATTTTATAAATAAGAAATCATAAGGAGATTCCTAATGGCATCAAACAAACTTTTTGAGGCAGCCGCGGAGATTTTGTCAAATAGCAAATCTTCTGCACCAGCTGACCCTGCACAAAAACTAGCTGGTGAAGTTGTTGACCTTGGCGGTCCAACTCCACAGAACTATAAACCAGACGATGACTCTGCTAAGATTGACGCTACTAAAGCGGCAAAATCAGCTACTGCACCGACTACTAAACCTTCTGACGCTTCAGCTGACACACAGTTGAAGATGAATAAAGAAGAAAAAGAAGAAGGTCAAACAGTATTTGCTGAAGATATCAATTCTATTTTTGCAGACGATTCTACTATTTCAGAAGAATTCAAATCTAAAGTTTCTACAATTTTTGAAGCACGTGTTCAAGACCGTATTTCACAAATCGCTGAAGAAACTGAAGCTAGATATGCCTCAATGCTTGAAGAAGCAGTTGAGTCCATCAAAGCTGACTTGACAGAGAAGGTTGATGATTACCTTTCTTATGTTGTTGAGCAATGGATGGAAGAAAACGAAATCGCTATTGAATCTGGCCTCCGTTCAGAAATGACCGAAGAATTTATTGCCGGATTGCGTAACCTATTTGCAGAACATTACATTGATGTTCCTGCCGATAAAGTTGACCTCGTTGAAGAACTTGCCACTAAAGTTGAAGAACTAGAAAGCAAGTTAGACGAAGAAATTGAACACGGTGTTCAAATCAAGAAAGCTTTGGTTGAAAGCCGTAAGTCAGAAATCG